GCGCTATACGGGCCTTAGCTGGCCGGAGTTTTGGGCGGCGAGCCTCTCTGTGCCGGTTGATGAGTTCGACGCGCGCTTCAACGCATCGAATAACATCCTCGACGGCATCGTGTTTCATGGTCGCAGTGCGACGGCTGCGAATGCCGCAAGCGCGGTTGCATCGCTCAATAGCCAGTCGCTTGTGGTAATGGGCAATAACAAACTCAACGCCACGCTCCACAAAGGCCCGGCGATCTTGCAGCCCGCCGACTGGGTTGCGGCTTACTTCATGGGTGTGCGCGACAAGCGCTTGTCCACTGGCGCGCAGATTGCGGACCTTATCACGGCTACCAATTCGCCACGTGACGCCACGGGCGGCCCCGCGCTGGCGTCTCTGCCTTACTTCAATACGCCGCTTCGCCAGACGCCCGTGACGGGGACCGCGAACATTTACAGCGGCACCGAACTGATTGAGTTTGAAGATGACGGCTTTCCGTCGTTCGGCGTCTACACGGCTGTTCACGCGATGATTATGGGTCCGGTCGTAACGACTTGGACTACCGACGCGGCTGGCAATCCGAACGATAGCTTCCACTATCTCAACTATGTTGACACTGGATCGGTGTGCCGGGAAATCATCTTCCGTACACTGAAAGCCACGTTCGCGCAGTCCCGCCTCACGGAAGGCGATCTTCTGCCGGGCCGCGCAATCGAGAATGCGGCTTCGATCAAGTCAAAGCTGGTTGCGATTTACAAGGTTCTTGCCGACGCCGCACTCGTGCAGGCTGGCGAGGCGGCGGTTTCGTTCTTCTCGGAAAACACGTCTGTTGAAGTGTCGCTCGCAACGCGCACGGTTACGATCAATGGCGTTCTCCCGATTGTGACGCAGCTTGGTACGCTAAACTACAACCTTGCCCTCGCGTTTACTACGACGCAGACCGGCACTCAAATCACTGTCTAAGGGGTAAAGAATAATGGCTATTGCGATTGCCAATCCTACGGTTCGGGTCAACGATGAAACGATTTCGATTGTTCCGAACAGCCTGACGGTGAAGCTGGGCTTGGGCGAGACGAACGTGCGCGCCGCTTCCAGCGGCGGCGGTTCTGTTGAAAGCGTCCACACTTCGGACGCGGAAACGAAAATTTCCGGCGTGAATTTCGACATCTATAACACGCCGGAAATGCTGCGCAAGATTTCGGGCTGGAAAAACAACATCGGCGGACTTACCGTTCAGGTTGTCGGCACTGTTCCGGGCGGCGCTACGTTTAGCGTTGCAATGGCTAACGTGTCTCTCACGAACGATCCCGATCTTGAGCTTGCGGCGGACGGCGTAACGTCGCTTGAGTTTATGGGTGATCCGGCACAGGTAGGCTAAATAGGAAAGGCGCACCATGTCACATATCGACGGTACTATGGAATACCGTCTCCGCAAGCCCGTTAGGTATAGCAGAGACGGCAACTTTGTTGACGCGGAATATCTTGAGTTTTCGGAGTACTCCGGGCCGCATCGGAAAGAGTATTTCAAGCTGCGGCAGTTTATCACTTCGGTGATTATGGCGGTTGAAAAAACCGCTGAGGGTCGCAAGTCGAAAGATGCCAAGCCGGAACCGCAAAAGCCAATCGCGGACCAGTCCGAAGAAGAACACGCTGCTACGGCTGACGATTTGGCTGCTGTTATCGGCCTTGGTTTTCAGGTTGATAGTGGCGTGGACGTGGAGGCATTTGTCGAGACGTTCCGCTCTATGGTTTGCAACGCAAAGAAGCCGCTTTGCAAGCTGGATGGCGCGGTAAACATTCGAGCCGAAACTTGGGACGAAATGCACCCGGATGACCAATTCGACGCGGCGGTGAAATACTGCTGTTTTTTTGGTATCGGCTTGGGTGGAGTTATAGAGAGTGGACGGAATACGTCTACGACACCGCCTACGCGAGTGAAGGCGCTCTAAGTTTCGCTCAAGTCGAAAAGATGCCGTTGGTTCGTATAGAATACATACGCAGGCGGCAAGCGAAACTGGCGAAGGCCGCGAAAGAGGCGGCTAAGAGCGGGCGTAGGTAATGGCCAATACAGTCGAATATATCTACGAAGTCCTAGACCGCTTTAGCGGGCCGCTCAAGAATTTGGAGGTTGCCAATAAAAAGGTCAACCTCTCAATGGATCGCGTTAGAAGTTCCGCAGCAAATGTAAGAACGCAGTTCGCATCTCTTGCCAAGGCTGGCGCACTAGTTGGTGCGGCTGGGATGGCAGTTGGATACGCAATGTTTCGCGTAGCCAAAGAGGCCGCAGACCTTGGCGATGCTGCATTCAAAACATCACAAAAAATAGGCATGAATATTGAGAAGCTGCAAGAGGTCAGTTGGGCTGCAAAGCTAGCTGGCGTTGAGCAGGGCGAACTCAATGTTGGCCTTAGAATGCTCAACGTGAATATGACTGAGGCCGCTCGCGGATCGAAGGAATATCTGCGTCAGTTCCGCCTAATTGGTCTCAACGCCAAAGACCTGAAAAACATGAGCATGGATCAAGTTCTTCTCCATGCCGCAGAAGCGTTTTCAAAAATGGAAGACGGCGCGCAGAAAACTGCGATTGCCGTTAGGCTTTTTGGTCGATCTGGCGCTAGCATGATCCCCCTGCTAAATCAGGGCGAGAAGGGTTTTGCGGCAGCAGCCGAAGAGGCAAGGCGGCTCGGCATAATCATTGACGAGGAAACCGCCAGAAAGTCTGAGGAGTTTAACGACAACCTGACAAGACTTGAGAATGGGTTTCGCGGCATAAGGATAATGATTGGCAACGCAATCATACCAATCTTTAACGAGCTTACTCTTTCGATGTCTGAATTTCTCGCGGAAAGCCGTGATGACATCGTTTCTGGTTTTAGGGTTTGGATTGGTTACGTTAAGGAAAACCTGCCAAAAATAAAATCTGCCATCACTGATTTCGGGATGGCAATATACCATGTTGCAAGAGCGATAAATTGGGCGGCTGGCGTTGTTGGTGGTTTCGGTAATGCGCTCAAGATAATCGCGGCGATCATTGGGATAAAAATTCTTATATCTGTTGCGATGCTGGTGAAGGCCATATTCGGATTTGGGGCCGCCCTTGGCGCGCTTTCATTGGGCCCGATTGTTGCTGGATTTAAGTTTGTTGCGATTGCGGCGAAGGCCGCAACCATTGCATTCCTTGGCCTGAGCCTTCCCGTTATTGCGATCATCGGCGGCGTTGCGTTGCTCGCCGCTGGCATTGCCGCACTCGTTATCTATTGGGATGACGTGACCGCCGCTATGGGGCGCGTGTATCAGAAAATCCTTCCGCTTATCGAGGCGGCGAAGGCGTTTATGAATACCGGCATTACCGGCCTTCTAATCAGGGGCGTTGGCGGTGCGATCAATCTTGTGACTGGCGGTGGCGGTGAAGCTGAAAACGTAGCAGCGCGGCGCGAAGCGCAATCCAAACTCGCTGTTGACGGCGGAATTACGGTTAGTGCATCGCCGGGCTCCAAGGTCGAAACCTCGAATATCAACCTCAACGGCGGGAACAATCTCGCGACGGCCTACTAATGCCAGACAATCGCATAGAGCAATTACTGCCCGCGTCGTTTCGTGGCGTCCCGTTCAGCGTCCGGCAAGAAACCATGCCGGAAGAGGGGCGCAAGATTGCGCTTCACGAATACGTCAATTCTAGCGAGCGATTTGTTGAAGACTTGGGCCAGCTTCCGGGCAGGTTCACGGTCCGCGCTTTCGTGCATGGCGTTGACTGGCGAGACAGGGTTGCAGCACTCCGCGCGGCGCTCAACGAAAGCGGCCCCGGAGAATTGGTGCTGCCGGTATTCGGCTCCAATGAAGTTTGGGCGCTGCCGTACCGTGTTGACACTTCGCACAAGGAAATTGGCGAAGCCGCATTTGATCTTGAGTTTGCGCTTGGCCGACCTAGCGCCGGGCCGGACACCGCGCGCCGCGATATTGAAGACGTTTACGATCTTGGCGACATTGCGCGCGAAGCAATAGAAAGAGTGTTCGGTGAAATCTGGCGCATACCGGCCACATCGGCAAATTCGATTGTCGGCAGATTTGATTTTATCACGTCGCTTAATTCAGTTGCAGATGAGTTTCTGACATTGCTTCCGATTTCCTATGTGTCGGATATTCAGTCGATCATCAACATATCAACGTCAACCGCGCCGAATATCCTGCGCGGCGTTACCGGACCTGCATCAGAAATCATTTCCATTTGGCAGAAAACGAGCCTCGGAATTTCGTCTCTGATTTCGTCTGGCCGGTCAATCTCCGGCGCGCTTGACGGCTTCCTGTCAATGACGCTTTTCGGTGGAGGCTTGCCGCTTTCTATTCGCCGTATGTCGGTGAATGCATCGTCTCCGGTTCCTACAGGAGCAACGGCCCCACTTTGGCCCGCGACAACCGCGCAACGCATCGCGAGAAACGATAACCGAGAGGCAATCGTGTATGCCAATCGCGTTGCCGCGCTTGTCGGCGCATACGAGATTGCTGCGGCACAGGATTACCGGACGCTAGAAGAAATCAATGAAGTGCGTTCGCAGCTTGAAAGCGCAAACGAGCGGCTTATGCGTGTTGACACGCAGGATCGTGACATAATCCAGTCTGACGATCAGGTGAGAAACGCGGTCCTTAACCTTCGCATCGCGGCTCTGGACGTGCTTGAGCAAAAAAGACAAGAGGCATTCGAGACGGTGACGGTCACGCGCCAGACGCCAGCCTCTGCTTTTGTTGAGGCGTATCGTTTGTATGCTGAGGAAATCGTTTCGCCGGATGCGATGCAAACGCGGGCAATTGAACTTCGCAGGCTTAACCCTGCCCAGAAATCCACCGCGCTAAATGGCGACATAACGGCATTCAGGAGCTAGGCAATGGCTTTTGAAATTCGCGTAGGTGGCCAGAAATTCACGCTATGGGAGCGCGCGAGGCTTGAGCGCTCCATAGACGCAAACGCCGGGATATTCGAGTTTTCGTCTAGCAACACGCTTCCTGCTAACTTTCCGGTTCGGGCTGGTGATGCGGTCGAAATCGTTATCAATGGCGAAACCAAACTAAAGGGGTTTGCCGACACCGTGCGCTCAGAAATAAGCGGGAGCGGCCAAACCGTCACCGTTGCGGGGCGCGACAATACTGCGGACTTGATTGATAGTGCCGTGCCGGATGCCGCAAAAAATATCCCGTCGCCTATCACGCTGACGGCATTTTGCGAGCGCGTCATTGCGGCGCTTGGTGCCGATATTCCGGTCGAGAATGTTTTAGGGCAGTCCGTATCGGTAAGCGCCCCGCCGACGGACGATGAATTTAGCGAAGACACCGGCATTACAGCCGAT